TTTAAGTTATATGTCCACAACAATACTTGTTCGCCTGAGGATTTTGGATCTCTAACTAATGATATTTGTTTTGATACAGGATTGTATGTATAGTTCATAAAACCGCCAAACATCCTAGCGGCCATTTCTACGTATTGTGTATACATATCATATGTTGCCAATCCACCGGCAGATGAGTAGTTTAGCAAATAAACATTTAATGTAGCAGATGAAAACGGATCAAAACTTGAACTATACGGACCTGTAGCATCACCCATTGTACGTCTAAACACTTGCCTAACTGAGCTAACTTCCTGTGGAAGTGTATAAGTGTTTTGGTTTTCTACTAGCTCTAATACATTATAACTCTCTTCATAAGCATTTTGTGCTCGCTGTCTATAAGTTGTTAATGCTTTATCATATGCTACTTCGTAATGATCTGGATCTAGTTCAACGTCAACAATTCCACCACCCAGGCGTTTCTCAACATAGTTGAATAGATCATCTTTTAATGTAGTTAAATCTGCCATTTATATTTCTCCGTTAATAGTATTTATCAACTTGGCAGAGTATTGATTAAGTTGCTTTAATGATAATTAAGTTTTCGTTGAATCTACCGTTAACTGCGGTTGCTGTAGTCTTAATACCGTCAAACAACTTACGGCTATCTGGCTTGCCTGAAGTTCTAAGTGCTTTAAGAACTTCTTGTGGTTTACGCAGTGTTTTTTGACTTGACTTGTTAACATCAAATCCTAAAATGCTTGTTCCTTTTACTATGAAGAATTTAGCATATTCGTCAGCAACATAGTATTGCAGTTTACGATTTTTAATATTGTAAACATACATTTCATTTGACTTAAGAATTTTAGTAGGTTCTACTGTTTCTAATTTAAATTCATCGTATCTTCTTAGGTGTTTTAATTTACGTACTTGCTTTTCTGGTGGAACCGGCTTTTTCTTCCTAACTCCTTGTTTAGCTTTCTTACTCTGATGATATGCTTCTAATTCGCTTATAATCGTCGCACAGTAGTTGATCATGTTCTTCAGCTGGGTCTTAGTATAGCAACTATATGCCTCGCTTAGATCGGCGTCTGTGCCAGCGACAGCCTCGCTAAACTCTGCTTGTTCCTTTGTCCAATGATTCTTAAGTATGGAAACATGCTGGGCCATTATATTATAGTTGGCTAGTATCTGTTGTATGCCTTGTGGCTTTTCACTTGCTTTCATTGACCCTTGAACGTAATCGTCCCATATCCCGTCAATTTCTCCGCCTGCTTTATGTGTCTTCTCTATCATTATTTCTTGTATATTAAGACGTTTAGGTTTCTCTTTTAGATCCTCAGGCGTTGCAGTTTTTTTATGATTTTGTATTGCCTCTTCTGTACGTTCTATAATAAATTTTGACTCTCCCTCTGTTAGCTCTAACCCAATTATTGCTAACCTTGAGTACCAGCCGCAAGTTTGAGGCACCCATGTATCTTTAATCTTACTAAACTCTGAAACTAAAGATTTTTTGTCCTGTTGTTCTAGCCATTCTACTATCCACTTCCTAGCTGTTTTTTTATCTTGTGTATAGTTATACCAATTAACTCGTTTGCTAACTTCGCTTGCTCGCTTTTCTGGAGTAGGTTGCTTATCGTCAAATAATAGTTCTTCGCCGTAGACCTTTTTATCTTCTACCGATATTTTTGCTAATTTTATCTTCAAAGTAACGCTCCCATAGTTATCATCTTGTTAATATCTGCTATCATTGTATTTGTTTCTTCTAACTTAGTTAAAAACTTCCCTGTTGGTTTGTGATATCTGCGGCATTGAATCTCTTCAATACTTAATTTGCCTACGCATGTATCTGTATTTTTTAACATTATATATAAGTCTTTTTGAATTTTATAGTCTAAATGGCGAATTTTTTGTTCTATTTGCACTCTTAGCTCTTGCCAATCCAGTGATGATTGTATTTTATCCATTTAGTCAGTGTATATGAATATTTTTTAAAGTAAAGCTATTATACAGTCTTTTGGATATATTGTCAAGGTGTCCAAAGACGATAAATAATACAAAATAGGAAACATTAATGCCAAGACTAAGTTTATACAGACCAAATAAAACAAATGACTACAAGTTCTTAGATAATACAATCCGAGAAATGTATACTGTGGGCGGCCTGGATTTATACGTACACAAATATTTAGGACCTAAAACAGTAGGTGATTCGGCTGTTAGAGACACAGGCGATGCAACCAGGCCTGTCTACGACGAGTCAAATCCATTGTTCATTGAAGATGTTTTGTTTTTGGAAAACAGAGATCGTGAATACGATGACAGCGTTTATGTCATGCGTGGAGTATATAATGCACAAGATATTGACTTTGATCTTACTCAATTTGGTTTGTTCTTAAATGGCGATACTGTATTTGTAACTTTCCATTATAACGACATGGTTGATACTTTAGAACGTAAATTAATGGCCGGCGATGTTCTTGAATTTCCTAACTTAAAAGATTATCATCCACTGGATACTTCGGGACCTAAAGCATTACCAAGATATTATGTAGTTCAAGATGCGTCCTTTGCTAGTGAAGGATTTAGCCAAACGTGGCAACCTCACTTATGGCGTGTTAAACTAACACCACTTACTGCAAGTCAAGAATACAATGATATACTCAACAAACCAATGGATGAAGATAATCCGTCAGCAGGTACCATTGAAGACTTTGTAAGTCAGAAGAAAAAGAATTTAGAAATTAACGATAATATACTACAACAAGCAGAAGTTGAAGTTCCACTTAGTGGATATGACAACTCTGGATTCTACGTTGTTCCTACTAAAAACGACGAGCCAATTAATCATGAAGATGTTGTTGATGGCGATAGTACAGAAACACCAGGTGTGTCAGCACAAGCAGATGGTTACCTAGTAGGGTATTTAACAGGTAACAATATACCACCAAACGGCAAGCCAGTTACATCAGGAGTATCATTTCCGAGTAGTCCCGACAATGGTGATTACGCATTAAGATTAGATTACTTTCCAAATAGGCTATTCCGTTACGACGGTGTTAGATGGGTTAAAATTGAAGATGGCGTTAGAGCTGATATTACTCCAGGCAGTGATAATAAAACACAGCGTAGCCAATTTGTTAACAATACTGAAACGATTAGTACAACAGATAGAGGTGATATTTCAAGTCGACAATCACTCAGTGACTTGCTTAAACCCGACAAGGATAATTAATGGCTTTACAACAGTTCTTTTATGACGAACAGATAAGAAGATTCTTATTACAATTTACAAGAATTTTTTCAAACTTTCAAGTTGAGTACGGCAGAGACGAATCTGGTGCGCCTACTTATACCAGAATACCTGTACGATACGGTGATGCTAGCAAGCAGGCCTCTGTTATTATGTCTGACAACTCAGCAAACAAAATACCCAATTCACCTTTAATGACATTTTACATTACTAACCTTGACTATGCTAGAGATAGAATGCAAGACCCAAGTTTTGTAGATAAGAAAACATTTAGGCAACGCACCTGGGACGATACCACACAGTCATACGAAGCCACACAAGGAAATGCGTTTACAGTAGAACGTTTAATGCCAGTGCCATATAACCTAACAATTAATTTAGATATATGGACTACAAACACTACAATGAAACTACAGGTACTAGAACAGGTTCTAACTTTGTTTAATCCAAGTTTAGAAATACAATCAACAGACAACTATGTTGACTGGACATCATTGAGTGTAGTAGAACTAACTGGAACTAATTGGAGTTCTCGCTCAATACCACAGGGTACAGAGGCAAACATTGACATTACTACACTAACATTTAGTTTACCAATTTTCATATCACCTCCAGCAAGAGTTACTAAAATGGGTGTTATCCATAAAATTATTTCTAGTGTATTTGATGCTGATGGCGACGCTAACGAAGCATTATTAAATGATGATTTACTGCTAGGTACAAGACAAAAAATTACACCGTTTGGTTATCAAGTTGCTTTAATAGGTAATCAACTACAATTATTAAAACACAACCAAATAGAAGAAAATGAAGGAACACTGAATCCTGCAGAAGGACAAGTAAGTAGTATATTTTGGAAGAGCTTAATAGATGTGTACGGTGAATTACGTGCCGGCATTAGCCAAATTAGATTAGCAATACCAGGAACTACATCAGAAGTAGTGGGTACCGTTGCTTATCATCCAGCCGACGATCATTACATA